GTCCAGAGTTGTTGTATGTAGGTGGTTCACGGGAAGCTTATCCGTGAATTAAGACTTGTGTAGAAGTCGCCACAATTGTCCACTTGATAGGTTTGGTGGGGTGAGGATCCCCTGATTGAGTATCTTTTAAGCGCTCTATGTTGGCGTGGTTAGGGACAATCCCCTAACCATCACATCGCTCGTGACTTTAATCTGCCCCAAGTTCTCTGAGGCGTTAATACTTTCAGTTACGACAACCACCAGCCCTTGGACACCACGATCATTGGCGTCCACATTAGTATAAACTGTGGTGGTATTGACATCAAACATCTTACGACGATAGGTCAATGGTACATGAAAGGTGTATGGTTCCCAGGCATTCCAGGACACGGCAGTACGGTTACCCTTCACCATAGCAACCAACGCCGCTGAAGCGTTAGCTGTAAGGTTCGTGATAACCTCCGGATTGTCAAAGTAAGCCGCTGTTATACGACTACCAGCTCCAGCCTGACCGGGTCCGATGGTGGGCAGCCATGAGATCATCAATTTCGTGTACTTGTACTCTTGGTAACTTCCAGTTAACGCAGACAAAGCACCTGCTGCGGAGAAAGTCTGTTGCGGTGCAACGGTGATGGCCGTATTCGATGCGTCAACAACTATCAGAGACGATGCAACGTTTAAGAGGGAAGTCGTAGGTAACGCATAGACAGAACTACTGAACGTAGTACCGTCAAACGAAACTTTCGGTCCTCGCCTACGAGGCATCGCCCTTGATACGGGGTTGACCCTTCTACCAGCCAACATAGGATTCTTAGTGTTCTTACGGTTAGATCTTTGTGCCATAATATAATAGCTCTGAGTGTTTATGCGTTTCCGTCAAAGAGTCAAAATGAGTGTGGTTAATACCCAGTGGGCCCGTGCTGAGTTGTTGATACACACTTTCTAATGTCTCTTGGGCGGTGAAGGGCAAGCCGAAAGCTCTATAAAAGCTTTCTCTCGCCTCTGGCGTGACAGGTTTCGGACTACGTTGGACCATCGAAGAAAGTCGGAAAAACCCCGAAGATTGAAACAAAGTCCACTTATGGGCTTTGCTTCGTGGTTTGCCAAACTTCTGTAGCCAACTATAAAACTCTTGGTAAACGGGCAATCCAGCTGTCAAAC